AGTACCTTTAACTATGATAGAGTTTCTATCTCAACATTGTAGTCAAGCTATGTCTACTAAAGACTATGAGTTTGCACAAGAAGAACATAGAAAAAACCTTGTACTTAAACTACGAAAATCAATAAAGGAGAATAAAAATGACAGAACATACTGATGCTGTTGAACAACAACGACAAACGCTTGAATTAGAAAGACAAGCCAAACAAATTAAAGCTATTGATACCAGGTACAAAGATGGTTTATGGACTCAACAAACCATTGACTATGCAGATGGTCGAAGGGTGACAGAGTACAGAGACAGTCGTAAGAAAACTATAGAGGAACATCATGGCGAAAACTAAAACATTAAAGGCTTACATCTCTGCTACTAAAGGCAAAGGTAAGAAGACTAGTCAAGGTGGAGGTAACGTTAGCACCTCAACCATGAACAAGAATCAAAAAGCTAACTATAAAAAATATCGAGGACAAGGTAAATGAAATTTAAAATAATATTTAGTATCGTAATGGTCACAGCTTTTATATCTGTGTACACCATTGTTAATGCAGTAGCCGGGGGCATAGCTGAGAATCAAGCAGGACTTAACAGGTTAAACAAATCTTTTTTGTCACTAAGCGAAGAGTTCCAGGATGTAAAAGAAAGAATTAATTTAATGGGCCAGACTGAAGAAAGCTACCACAATTCTTTGGTTGATGTATCAAATAGATTAGCATCTATGGAAGAAACTACCTATGCTATTAACAGCATCTTACAAGATTTAGATTCACAACTAAATCCCAAGCTGCCTAGTGTCAACGAAGGACTAGGAGTTTTAACAGGAACACATAACCTTATAGAAAACCAGGAGACTGACTAATGAACTATCTATATAATAAAATGTTAGATGGTAAAGTTATAGGTTGGACAACAATTAAAAAAGGAGACAAGATGGACAGAGAACTACCTAGCAATGTACTAGTATTAGATAAGAAACTTATGGCTAAGTTTGAACAGTATGTTGCTAATAATTATCAAGAATTTTATGCTAACAAAGTTGCGTATGAAGTTCTTAAACAAGGCGAAAAGTTTTTAATAACTCTTTTTGATAACCCTTCTATAACTTTAGAAGAAATCTTAAAAGAGATTAAAGAGTAGGGGTTGACTAATCGGTCAACATAATATATAATTGTATAATAACAATGTCAATATAGGAGTAATTTAATATGGCAATACAAGAAGGAATCGCTTATTGGGCGAATGTAACAACACCGAACACTAAGTTCGAACCTGTCTATACAGTCGACTTAGTAATAAGTGATGAGGTGGCAAACGATTTTGAAAGTCGTGGCTTTAAAGTTAAAACTTTAACAGTCCAGGATGAAGTCGTTGGTCGTTCTATTAACATCAAGCGTAAAGTAAATGGACCAAATGGAATGGTTCGCAAAGCACCTTTACTGCTTGACAGTACCAAAGTTCCAATGAATGAACAGGTTGGTAATGGCTCACGAGTTAAGATTCAATATAACGAGTGGGAAGTATCCAATAAATACGGAGACTTCAAGGGCCTGGACTTTCAAGCTATGCAAGTTCTTGATTTGATTCAATACAAATCCGGAGATGGTGCAGAGTTTGAAGCTATTGAAGGTGGTGAGGAATTCTAAATGATTATTAGTATTAATAATGATAACGGAACTACTTCATATGATGTCGACAACATCAATGACGATGGAGTAAAGCAAGAAGCAACTGTAATAGTACAGAAGGTAGGTAACTTACAAATTATTATAGAAGCTTTAGACTTTGCAAGTCGTGCACATCGTGGCAACTTAGAATCTTTACTTGTAGAAAGAGAAGAAGCTATTGTTGAAACAGACTCAGCTCGTAATGAGAAGGGTCAGTTTGTTGGAGACAACCCAGATACTATTGAAGATGAATCTAAAATAGTAAAAGAATCTTAATTATAACCACGCTAGGACACAGATTAAATTCTGTGCCTAGCTTTTTTTCGGGTCAAACATGGAAAACAATTTAAAATTTGTGAAGTATCACTTACCTTGCCCCTCGTGTAAGAGCAGTGATGCACTCTCTCAGAACGAGGATGGTTCTGGTAAATGTTTTAGTTGCGATGAGTTCTTTCCTAGCCTTGATAAACAAACAACATATCAAACAAAACAGGTAGAAACAAATATGCAAGAAACAATAAGAGAATTAAACGCACATGGTGGAGTTTATGCAAAGCTCTCCGATAGAAATATCGCCAAAGAAACAGCAGAAAAATACGGGGTGAAGGTTGTCTATGATTCAGCAGGACAATTAGCTCAACACATCTATCCCCTTTACATTAACAACGAGCTCACAGCAAACAAGATTAGATACATTAGAGACAAGAAGTTTTCTTTTGATGTCTCACCTAATGGTGTCGGTCTGTTTGGACAACAGCTATTCAAAGAAGGAGGTAAGTATCTCACCATTGTAGAAGGTGAGTGTGATGCTATGGCAGCCTATGAACTTCTGGGTAGTAAGTGGGCAGTTGTTTCTATTATTAGAGGGGCAGCTTCAGCAGTCAAAGACATCAAGGAAAACCTTGAGTATGTAGAAAGCTTTGACAATGTTGTCTTGTGTTTTGATAAAGACAAAGCAGGACAGGAAGCTGCAATGAAAGTTGCTATGATTCTAAAACCTGGTAAAGCAAAGGTTGTTACTCTACCCAACGGGTACAAAGATGCTAACGACATGCTTATCAAAGGCAGCTATAAAGAATTCACATCTTCATGGTGGGATGCCAAGGTCTATACTCCTAGTGGAATCATCCGGGTATCAGAGAAACAAGAAGACTTCTTAAACAGAAAAAGAAAAGAAAGCATTCCGTATCCTTGGAAAGGATTGAACGATAAGCTTTATGGTATGCGACAAGGAGAACTCGTTACTCTTACAGGTGGGACAGGACTAGGTAAGTCTAGTGTTACCAGAGAGTTAGAACATTGGTTAGTAAAAAACACCGATGATAACGTAGGCATCATTGCTCTTGAAGAAGATTGGCGTAGAACTGTAGATGGGATACTATCTATTGAAGCTAACGCTAGGTTATACGTTGACCAAGAGCGAGACAAGTTCAGTGAAGATACTTTGATTCATATGTACAAGACAATGTTTGATGAAGATAAAGTATTTATCCATGCTCACTTTGGGACTAACGAGATTGATGATATCTTTGCAAAGCTTAGATACCTCATTGTTGGTTGTGATTGTAAGTGGGTAGTGGTCGACCATCTACATATGTTAGTAAGTCAGTTAGCAGAAGGCGATGAGCGTAGAGCTATTGACAATATCATGACTAGACTTCGCAGCTTAGTAGAAGAAACAGGGGCCGGGCTTATACTCGTGTCTCATTTAAGACGGGTTGATGGTAACAAAGGACATGAGAATGGGGTAGAAGTTAGTCTTTCTCATCTTCGAGGGTCTAATAGTATTGGTCAGTTATCCGATTGTGTTATTGCTTTAGAACGTAATCAACAATCAGATGATGAATTAGAATCCAGGACTACTAAACTTCGTGTACTTAAATCTAGATACACAGGAGACGTTGGGTTAGCTACTTCTTTAGTGTATGATTCAGAGTCTGGTAGACTATCAGAGTATACTGACAGCGAGTTAATACATGAAGACACAGAAAGTTTATTACCTTTCTAGGACAAACATATGGAATTAGTATTTGATATAGAAACAAACGGACTGCTGTTTGATTCTAAACAAAAGGTTTATGATACAGAGCTTAAGAAAAATGTAGAGGTTAAGATACCTGCTGCGACAGAAATTTGGTGCATCGTTGCGATTGACCAAGACGATAATGTTTATTCCTTTGACCCCGGAGAGATAGACAAAGGCATCGAGTTTCTGTCTAGGGCAGATAAACTTATAGGACATAACATCATAGGCTTTGACATACCTGTTATCAAAAAACTTTCGGGGGTGGATTTATCTGCGTGTGCAGAAGTCATTGATACCTTGACCCTGTCAAGACTCTTTCACCCCACGAGAGAGGGAGGACACAGCTTAGAAAAATGGGGTTGGTTTTTAAAATGTGCTAAAGGAGTACAACCTAAGTTTGATTCCTTTAGTCAAGAAATGTTGACTTACTGCATTCAAGATGTACGAGTAAACAAAAAAGTCTTAGAACATTTAAGAAAAGAAAGTCCTGGTTTCTCTAAAGACTCTATTGAGTTAGAACATAAGACCTCACAAATTTTACAACAACAAACAGACAACGGGTTTCTTTTTGATGAACAAGCAGCTATGTTTCTTTTAAGTTCATTGAATAAAAGAAAAGCCGAGGTTGAAAAAGAAGTACATGAAACATTTAAACCTAAGTGGATTGATGTTAAACAAGTTGTGCCTAAGTTTAAAAAAGATGGGGCGTTATCTAAGTCTGGTCTAAGCTCATATGAATATGAAGAGATAACAAAGACAGGCAACATGTCTCCTTTCATGCGTAAAGAATTAAAAGAATTTAACTTAGGCTCTCGTCAACAGATAGGTGCATACTTAAAAGACTTTGGTTGGAAACCTAATAGGTTTACTACAACAGGACAAGCCATAGTTGATGAAGGAACTCTTAAACAAATCCAACACATCCCACAAGCTCAACTCATAGCAGAGTTTTTACTCTTACAAAAAAGAGCAGCCCAAGTTGAGTCGTGGATAGATGCTGCTGCTAAAGACAATCGAGTACATGGCTCTGTCTTATCTACTGGTGCTATTACAGGCCGGATGGCACATAGAAATCCTAACATGGCTCAAGTTCCTGCAGTCTACAGTCCCTTTGGTAAAGAATGTAGGTCTTGTTGGATAGTACCAGAGGGTTATAAACTTGTGGGTGTAGACGCAAGTCAACTAGAATTAAGAATGTTAGCACACTACATGGCTGACGAGGAGTACATAAATGAAATCATTAACGGAGACATTCACACAGTTAACCAAAACCTTGCTGGTCTTAAATCAAGAGACCAGGCAAAAACTTTTATCTATGCCCTCATCTACGGAGCAGGGGATGAAAAAATTGGAAGCGTGGTTGGTGGAAATAGAGAGGAAGGTAGAAGATTGCGAGAACGTTTTCTCAGTGGTAACCCACCATTTAAAGCTCTTAAAAGTCGGGTTGAAAGAGCAGCAACAAAAGGTTTCCTCAAAGGATTAGACGGGCGTAAGATATTTCTTAGACATAAACATGCAGCACTTAACACACTGCTTCAAGGTGGTGGTGCTATCCTCATGAAACAAGGTTTGGTTCTTTTAGATGAGCTATTAAAACTAAACACAATTGATTATAAGTTTGTTGCTAACATACATGATGAGTGGCAGATAGAAGTAAAAGAATCACAAGCAGAATTTGCAGGAGAACTTGCTGTTAATAGTTTAATTAAAGCAGGAGAACATTTAAACCTTCGTTGTCCTATGGATGGTGAATACAAAGTAGGAGGTAATTGGAGTGAAACACACTAAATGTACATGTAATGATGAGCACACTGAGCATGAAGAGCATGATGTTGAACTGGGAGAATATCTAGAAAGATTGTTTATTCCATCTATAGATAATTGTGGTTCGACAATAGATGTTTATGAGAATATGTGTTTTTATTCTGAGCATCATTCAAATAGAGAATCCGGAGAACATGATGATGTTACCACGATGTGTCATTATTGTGTGTTAAAATTTAAACAAGATGAAAAGGGATATTATATAACAGAATATACTAACGGGAGTAATTGGGATGAAGCACCTTAAAGCCTGTACTAAATGTGGTATAGTTAAAGAATATACAGAGGAATTTTTTTCTAAGAGAGAACATGGTAGACTTAGAGCTGACTGTAGAAAATGTTATAATAAATATTACAAAGATAATAATCATAAATATGCTAAGACTCATATGGTTTATGATGCAAAGGTAAGAGCTAACAGAAAAGAAATGGATTTTGATTTAACAAAAGAAGAATTATATTTCCCAGAAAAATGTCCGGTTCTTAATATTAAATTAATTCATGGTAAAGAAAACTGGAAAAATTCTCCCACAATAGATAGGATAGATAACTCTAAGGGATATGTATTAGATAATTGTATAGTTGTTTCAAACATTGCAAATACTATAAAAAATGCAGCAACTCCTGAACAAATATTAAAAGT